GCGTGCTTACGTTCCAGCCCAGCGCCGCGGGTGGCAATCAGCAGATCTTCTGTGTTGGCCCGGGTGTGGTTGCCGCCGTTCATGCGCGTCTCGGCGTTAAGCAGATCGAGGAAGTCGTAAAAGTCGGTGACTTCACCCTCGGCCAGCGCCTTGTTGATGCGCAACTCGGCATTTTGATTCAGCTTCACCCAGGTAAAGCCCTTCATCGTGCGAACGGTAAATCCCCAGGCCTCGGCCAGTTCGATAGCCTCCTGGTTATGCGTGCCGGTGTACCACATCGCCAGCACCGAGTTTTCGTCGGCAAGCTCCCACACCGGCAGGCGCTTAATGTCGATTAGCTTCATGGTTGAGTAGTGATCGGCGGCAGCGCCGTTGCTGATGGTGTTGCCGTAAGACCAGGGAGGATCAGCGTAGATAAGAGCGTATTTTTCGGTCATGCCGCCTCCTGCCTTTCCCGATATTCCTCAGCGAGCCGCTGCGCCTTTAATGGATTGCTGACCACTTCACCCCATGGCATTAGCCAGCCGTTACCAATGAACGGAAGACACAGTTTGCCAACCCTGATGTCGTCGTGAGCGTGAGTCATTAGTCACTCCTTGAAGCACCGCCGAGACCTTTGCGGTTGTCGTTGATATATGGGTCAGCTGGCGTGTAGTTGGATGGAGCAGGGGGTGAATCGTCGTTGGCTCTTTCTTGCTGGATGATTTGGTAAAGCTCTTTGCGGTCTGCTCGCTCAGAGGGTGAAAGCTTCCGGTCAGGGATTGGCCGGAGAAGATATTTTCGATACTCGGGGGTAAATTTGTTCATTGGTTTCTCCTGACCGGGAGATGCTTCAAAAGGGTATATCGTCGTCGAAGTCCATTGGCGGTTCGTTAGATTGTGCTGGTGCCGACTGCTGCTGAGGACGAGACCGTGCGCCGCCGCTGAACTGATTTCCGCTCTGCGGTTGGCCGCCACCTGCTGGTGCCGCACCACCGCCCTGACGACCACCCAGCATCTGCATTGTGCCGCCGACGTTTACTACAACCTCGGTGGTGTACCTCTCGACGCCAGCCTGATCTGTCCATTTGCGGGTGCGCAGCTGGCCCTCGATATAGACCTGAGAGCCTTTACGCAGGTATTCCCCAGCCACCTCGGCCAACTTTCCAAACAGAACGACGCGGTGCCATTCCGTTTGCTCTTTCTGCTCGCCAGTAGCCTTATCTCGCCATGACTCCGATGTCGCCAGCGTCACGCTGCACACTGCGCCTCCGGATGGCAGGTAACGGACCTCGGGGTCTTGCCCGAGGTTACCGACGAGGATCACTTTGTTTACGCCTTTGCTAGCCATTTACGCCGCCTGTTTAAGTTCTTTAAGTCGAATGCCAGTAACGTCTTTGCATTTGGCCTGGTGCTCAGCAAATCCGCTCAGTAATTTCCATGTATCTTCATAACGATGCTTTAGCTGATCGCCATCATTTTCCGAACTGGCGTATGCAGTGAATTCGGCGAGGATTTTGTCCGCATCCACTGACTGAGGTGCCTGGTCTTCCTGCTGTTGACCATCATGAGGCTGCTGGTTCTTCTCAATCGGTGCTCCTGATGGCAATGCCCATCCGGGGAGCGCTGGTGCTTTCCAGTAGAACGCGCCAACTTCTTTTGATTTTGCGTAGTGGAAACCGGGCGCACGTGTTGCTGAAACCACTGCGAACCCTTCTTCTAGGTTGTAGAGGTATCGACCGATACCCCATTGCACGGCTGCACGTTTCATGGCACCAGAGCGGCCACCTTTCACAGCTTCAACCTGTGTGTTTTCTGCCGCATCCCACTTGGTGATCCACTCGCCTTCGACTTTTATGGAAATACCGCATTCAACGCCGCCATTGTTCGGAATATCTTGGTACTCGTTACGCCAGCCAGCCTTGCCGCATACTTCATCAAGCCGCTTCATGATTGCGCGGTTGGTTACGTAGGCCAGCACCTTAGCCCAGATGCCGTTATTGTTTTTTCCCGCCTGCTGAATGCGCCACTCAATATCCTCGCTGGCAAATGGCGCATCTAATCCATCAAGGTTCATGTGTAATTCCCCGCAAATTCATCCCAGCTAATGACCGGGTTCTGCCGCTCGGCGGCCAGGTTAACTGGCTCGTCATCACCCTCCGGCTTTTCTGGCAGCACGTCGCGCATAAGGCGCAGGAATGACTCTTCATCCCACAGTTCTGCTGCCGTCATGCTGCACGCTCCTGATGGGTGATGACGTAACCCTGCTCAGCCAGCCATTCGATGACTTCTGCGCCGTCGAGCTGTGGTAGCACGTCACGGGTTTTAACGGTACCGGCAAGCACAACGCCTTCCATCTCAACTTTGATGGTGTTGTGGGGGCCAACAGATGTGCGCATGTCCACGCACTCGCATGTGATATTCATGAATCACCTCAGTAGTTAATTTTTGTGCTTGGAATGAGCTCATCCTTGATGGCTGTCAGCACCTCAATAGCCTGTTCACGCGTAATGCTGGTGTGGCTGGTTAGTGCGTTAACGATATTGGTTCCGACCGTCTTGCGATGCTTCACGTCAGCTTCACGTTTTGCCTGTTCGTCGGCTTTGCGCTGCTCTTCGGCCAGGCGAGCCTTTTCTTTCGCTTCAGCTTCACGCTTGATGCGATCCGCTTCTTCCTGCGCTTTCCGTTTTTCTTCTGCGATTGCGTCCTGCTTCTCACGTTCTGCCCGGTCAGCATCTTCCTTGCGTTTACGCTCTGCGGCATCTGCGCGAGCTTTCTCATCAGCCTCGCGACGCGCTGCAGCATCAAGTTCCGCTTTATGTCTCTCTTCGGCTTCGCGCTTGGCTTTGTCAGCCGCTTCCTGCTTCAGTCGCTCTTCGTGCTCACGCTGAGCCTGTTCCGCCAGGCTGCGCTGCTCTTCGCGGTCACGGTCGATATCCTTGTTCATCAGAAGAGCCATTTCATGGTCTGCTTCGATCTTGGCAGCCAGTTCCTGATCGAACTTGATGTTCATTTCCAGAGCTTCGGCGTGCAGCGCGTTCATGGCTTCTTCAGCCTTAATGCGTTCCTGCTCGGCTTCCCATTCGGTTAGCGGTCGACGGGTGGCATCGCGCAGCTCGTCGCAGGCATCAACAAATCGCTTAATTTCGGCCTCAGCAGGGCGCACAGCTTCTTTCAGGCGCTTCAGGTACTCACGGCCCGGCTTTTCAATTGCCGTCTTGCTGCGGGACACCTGCGCAGCCAGAGAGGCGACACGGTCACGGCCCTTCTTCGTGGACAGGTCCGGCACTTCGTTTACTGCCTGGCGGATTTGCTCGAGGTAAGCATCAAGGCCGCCAGCTACGTAAAGCACTGGTGCCTGCTCCGGCTTGATTTCGATGACAGTTAAGTCCGTTACTTCGCTCATGTTTTCTCCTGAAATTTGGATGTGCAGATCCCGCCCGCAGATAGCCAGGCCGATCGGTTGAATAGAGTGGTTAGCGGTTTAGCCAGTCGTTACAGTGATGCATTGCAGTCTGGCACTGCTCTACGGTGAACCATCCGAAGTGGCATTCGTGAACAGGTATACCCATCTTGCCGGCCAGCCATTGATAAGCTTCAGTGCGCGTCATGGCTCCCGACTTCCAGATACGTTCAAAAGGCAACTTGCAGCTCTTGCGCGCGTCGCGGGTGGGCTTGTCTGCCAGAGTCCCAAGCGGGATCGCTGTAAAAGGATGAAGGCCGACGTATGCACCGCAAAATTCGCACAAATAGACATACGGCCAGTCACTGAAGTCGCGTCCGTAGACTTCTCCATGAGTGCCGATCCGCACTGAACCAGAGCACAGGTGGCAACTGGTTGGCGCGGGAAGAGGATTCTTTACCCTGGCGGTCGCCTTTTTGCTTGGATTTGCTGGAGTTTTGATTTCCATATCAGCGGCCTCAGTGAACCATCGGCTCGCCGCGCTCATTCAGGAGCACAACGACGGAATCACTTTTGATGATGGTTTTCTCGAAGATGTTGAAGGCGTACAGGCCTTTCTCAACGTTCGCAGAGGCGCGATAAGTTTTACCGTGGTGTTGCAGCAGTGTGCCCGGTAAAACCTCGCTACGTGGCACTGATGCGGTGCCGTAGTGCATTCCAATCATACCATCACCTCAACCTGTTTCAGGAGGCCAGCGATATGCATCTGCCAGCGGTTCAGCGTGACCTGTTCGCGCGGATTGGTTAGCGACGTTAGCCGCCATTCGTTATTATTCAGAGCGCAGCGCTTTACGGAGTACTGCTTGCCGTTGTGGGTGACTGTCATGATGCCTCCCGGGCGCGGAGCATTGCGTCGGCAAGCATGTATGAGTGCTTCGCAACTTCATCGGCATTGCCAGCAACAATAGGGTGTGTGCACGACTCCGGATAGCTTGCCAGCCAGCCAGACAATGCTTTTGCAGCGAAGTAATCGCGCAGCGTCATGCCGCCAGAGCTGACTTCGAAACCATGTAATTGACCAACTTCGTCGCGCTCCACGATAGAATCGCACGGGAAAGCGCGCCCTCCAGTTTTATTGCTCATAAATCCTCTTGGCCTTATCGCGGCGAACGGAACGGTTAATACAAGACTTCTGCGCTTGTGCGGCAAAACAAAAAAAGTGGCGGTGGATGGCCGCCGGTTGTCATAACGAAACAGGCTCTTAGAACCCGTTTGGGTATGAAAAAAGCCGCTGGTTAGGCGGCTTATCTACTCACAGATTTTCGTCGTAAAACTTTTTGATGTGCTCTGCGAACAAGGCTTCATCAAATGAACCAGCGTCTATATCACCATCCTCAAGCCATACACCGCCTTCGCCGAACTGACTGATTGTGATATTGCCAATAGTCACGCTGTTTGCCTCACCGTTGTCGGTTGATGGATTACATTTTGTTTTGCCAAACTTCATCGTCTTACCCTCTGTCGTTACCCGCTGATGCGGGAGAAATGCTTTGTGGTGGAGTGCTCCGGATTCGAACCGAAGTTTTCATGGGTGATCAGTCCATGCAGGCCCAGCCACACCCCACTACAAAACATTCCAGTTACGCACCATTGCCGCTCTCCCTGAGCCCGCCGGGCGTCCGACGCATGGTTTACTGTCGCGCCGTTCGACTGACCGAATCTCCACTCCGCCGCTGGCTAACTTCGCTCAGCTGTCGATGTTTCGTTTCGATGGGTTGATAATGTACTAGTAGTTCATTCATGTAAAGTACCAAAAGTACATTTTATGTGAATGGGAAGTTCATATGTGATTATCTTTATGAACTTTAAGGAGAAATATTTTCTATTTTTTTATTGATTGAGGCGTGGAGGATTAGGGCTGGTTTGATTTTTTATAGGTTCGTCACATCAACAAGCCTTGTGCGGCCATTGAAAGTTGCGAAAAGGCCGCCGTCTGGCTCAACAACTGAAAGTTCAGCGTATCGAAGGAAGTCTGTTTTGATCACAGACATCAACACCTCTCCGGTATCGATATTTATAACCTCAAGCCGGTGCGCGTAAAAATCATCTTTGTTTTTGCTACCGGCAAACGATAGGGCGATATAGCGGCCATATTCAGATATGGCAGAACTAATGATATGAGTGGAAGTTTCTATCTTGAATAGCTCTCTTCCGGTGTTATCCATGACTATGGCTGCAGCCATGTTGTTGTCTTTGCCGGTATGGACAGAAAATAAAAATCGTCCGTTAACAGCTATGCATTGAGGCTTAGGAGAGAACTGTCCGCCAAGCTTAACCATGAACATGAATCTTTCATTATTCAAAACCGCCAGAGTGTCATCTCTAAGGTTGCTTTCATCACGCTTAAAAGCCCCTAGTTGCCACCGTTTATCTTGGCTTAATTTGCAGGTTATGAAGTAGTCGCCAAGCTCGTACAAGGCGCTTCCATCACTCAGATCTGTAACCTTAATTGCTTCCATGCTTAACTTCCTCAGCTATGAAATCTGTATGCCCTTGACTGGCTTACCAGCACTTTCGCGCAGATGCGGAGAGAAGAAAAATCACCATCTTCGATGTACCAGGTCTCATACTTTTTGTTGTCTGATATCACAGCTAATTTTTTGTGCTGCTTTTGAAGGCGCTTAATGTAGAGATCATTGTCCAGAACGAAGATGTATATGCCGTCACCGTCAAAGCAGTCGATGCTGACGTCGACGAAGATCTGGTCTCGTGGCTCGAACGTGCCAGACATCGAATCGCCATTCACAGCAATCATTTTTATGTGGTCAGCTGGGCGCCCACCGAAGACTGTACGAGCCTCTTCGTTTGAATACTCTATGGATCTGATGGTCTCAATGAATTCATCTCGCACGAGAACTCCCTGCCCAGCACTAGCCTGAATATCGAAAACGTCTACACGGAAAGAATCGTCCCTCATCGCCATATGCCCTTCAGATATGCCATCTGCTGCACTATCGCCTAACAGGTAAGACGAGGATGTGCCAATTATAGCCGCCAGTTCCTGCAGCTTCCCACGTCTTGGAATAGCCTCCCCATTGAACCACTTGCTTACTGCTTTTGGCGTTAGCTTCATTCGCTTGGAAATTTCAGCCTGACGCCCATGAGCAGGTAAACCAGCTTTATCGCAGGCCAGCGCTAGCCGTTGGGAAAACTCTGTACGCGCTTTCTCTTCTTGAACCATAGGTTCAATCATAATATCACTTGCGTGAACTATCAGTTCCGACATAATATGTACTTACAGTTCAATTTGAGGGTTAAAAAATGCAACCTAAAAACCTTGGCGACATCATCAAGCAAATCCGTGTACCGGTGGTGGCGAAGGCTTGCGGGCGCACTCCCCGCGCTATCTATAAGTGGATTAATAGCGGTTGCCTGCCGCGCACCGATTACACAGGCGAAACAGGCTATGCGTCCAAAATAGCAGCTGCATCTGGTGGTCAGTTTACCGAAAACCAGATTCTTGAAATCAGTAAACCTAAAGCCGCCTGACCGGCGGCCCTAACAACGAAAGGGAAAGCAATGCATTCACTTGCGTATCAACACAATACCGGAATACACCCGGGAGCGGTGATAAACCGCGCTCAACCTAAAGCGGCGCCAGACCACGAAAAGATCCGCGATGCGGTCCGGGCATGGTCGTCGGCGCTGGACAATCAGGACGTGGTGTCAGCGCTGATCATCAACGAATACCGGGAGCAGGGCGGGACCGCCATCAGCTTCCCGGAAGACATCAGCAGGGCGCGCCAGAAACTTTTTCGCTTTCTGGATAACCGTTTCGACTCTGAGCAGTACCGCGAGAACGTGCGCCAACTGACGCCCGCAATCATGGCGGTACTTCCACTGGAATTTCGCAACCGCCTGGCGCCGCAGAACGACACGATGTCGCTGATCGCTACTGCGATGAAAGAGTGTGCCGAGGCTAAACAGGCCGTGCTGCTGGACGCCCCAGAGCATCAGAAGCTGAAAGAGGTAAGCGAGGGTATAGCGTCGCTGTTCCGCCTCATGCCGGAGCAGGTAGGGCCGCTGATGACGATGGTTACATCGATGCTGGGGGTCATGTGAGAACTACAGAAATGGCGAAAGCCGGTCTGCGCGAACAGAGCCGACTTTCTGGTGCAACAAACGCTAGTCAATTGCGAGGTCATTATGACAAACGCTAATCCAAAACGCCAGGCGCAGGAGGTTTAACTGTGTCGAACGTCGCTTACGCAAATTTCGCGGCGCATTCCGCCGCCAGGAGCAACCGGATGGAGAACCAGAAAACCGGATTCATCCCGTTGTACCGGAGTGTTCTGAAGCAAACCTGGTCGAAGGACGTCTTCCTGCGCACGCTGTGGGAAAACCTGCTGCTGTGTGCTGCTCGCCAGCCATACACTGCAAACTTCAAGGGGCGCCAATGGCCGCTACAAACCGGACAACTGGTAACAACTTCGGCCGATCTTGGGCTGAACTTATGCGACAGGGAAGGTAAGCCATGCAGTCGCCACGCCGTCGACAGGATGCTTGATGTTTTCGAGCGTGAAGGAATGATTTCCCGCTCCGGAGAGAAGCGAAAAGGCTCTGTGATAACCATCACAAATTACGCCGAGTATGCTCAAAAAATGGACGATTTACCCGCGCGTTTCACCGCGCATGTGTCCGAGCTTAATGCCGAGCATGACGAGTCCAGTAATGGCGCGCCTTCGGAAGGTGGTTCCGCGCATTACACCGAGCATTCACCCGAGCGTTTGCCCGAGAATCATGAACAACAATGTAATAACAACAATAAAAACATTAAAAGATCTTCGTCCGAGAATTCTGACGAATCCTCCGACGCACGTCTGAAGAAATTTTTATCAGCTCATCCAGAAGCTTCGATTTACACACCATCCGGTGCGAAGTGGGGATCGGCTGAAGACCTCAAAACTGCCCAGTGGATTTCCACCAGGGTGAAACTGATAAACCCAACCTGTAAAGCCCCGGACATGACCTCCTGGTCTAACACCGTTCGCCTGATGCGCCAGATAGACAACCGGTCGCACCAGGACATCTGCGCGCTGTACGACTGGGCCAGCAAGCACCACTTCTGGCAGACCAACATCCTCAGCCCTGAAAGCCTGCGCAAGCAGTGGGACAAGCTGACGATGCAGCGTAACGCAGGAAGTGAACAGCGTGACGCTAAGCCGGAGCTGGACTTCAACAACACTGACTGGGCCTATGAGGTGATGCGATGAAATCTCTTGCAGAGCAGATGCGTAACCACGACCGCGAGCAGATGAGCCGCATGGCCCATAACCTGCCAGAGCAATACCAGGAGCGCGCGCCAGTCGATCAGGTGGCGCAGGTATTCAACAAGCTGTTCAACGAGCTGCGTGCCGCGTTCCCGGCCAGCATGGCGAACTTCCGCACCCAGGACGACCTGAACGAATTCCGTCGTCAGTGGCTACTGGCGTTTCAGGAGAACGGGATCCACTCAATGGCGCAAGTCGATGCCGGTATGCGGATTGCCCGCCGCCAGGAGCGCCCATTCCTGCCGTCGCCGGGCCAGTTCGTCGCCTGGTGCAAACAGAGCGGCGGGGTGCTGGGCATCACCGTTGACCAGGTTATTGCCGAATACTGGGACTGGCGTAACCGCTCGTTCGAGTTCAACTCCAGCGAGCAATTCCCCTGGACGCAGCCGGTCATGTACCACATCTGCGTTGAACTGCGCCACCGCAGCACAGAGCGCCAGTTAACGCATGGTGAGCTGGCACGCGAGGCGGGCGATCTGCTGGACATGTGGGAGAAGCGCGTCACCGAGGGTAAGCCAGTACCGCCGGTACGCCGGGCAATTGCAGCACCAGCTGCCGAGCATGGGCCGACGCCGATCCAGTTACTCCAGGCGAAGTACAACCGCAACAAGTCGAACGGGATGGTGTGAGATGGACAGCTTAAAACAACGCATCGTTGATTACGTGGCCGCTAACCAGCCTGTTAAGCGCGCTGACCTCATCGTGGTGATTGGAATCAGTGGTAAGGGACTGGACCGTGAAATTGCTGCACTGCGCAACCTGGGGCTGATTTTCAGCATGGCGGGCTTCGGTTACTTCACAAGTGAAGCTGACTATCAGGAGTGGCGAAAAGGTGCTGGTGCTCTCCACCTGAAGAACCGGGCGTTGAATGGCGCATTCAGCAGTGCTGCCGCACGCAGAGTCAGTGATGAGAGTTATCCGGCGCGGATCGCATCCGTACTGAGTGATGGTAGCAAACTGGGAGCCACTCAAATTGCTGAGGCCATGGGTACCAGTTACCGGAGCATCTCCAGCGTTATTTCGGTGATGGTCAACTCTGGCGAACTGAAGTTTGAAGGCCCAAAAGGTCACCGTGTTTATTCGTTGGCGCAGGCAAAAAAGAAAGCAGGCCGCCGTGCTGATTCGGTGAACGTGATCTGCCAGGAGTGCCGGAACAGTCCGGCGATGAGGCGAGTATTAATGGTTTGGGTGAGGGTAGGGGTATGAGCGTGAAACGTTATGAGGTGAATGGGACATCATCGGTATTTGAAGATGCGAATGGAAGTCTTGTTGATTACGAAGACTACGCCGCACTTGAAGCCAGATGCGCGGCGCTGGCTGCGGAGAATGCGGGGCTGAAGTCTGGATTTAAGTTCTTCAGCTATAGCGAAATTGCTGGGTTTGAAGAGCATGACTCTGCTGAATTGGCAATGAATTCAGCAGATGCTGACCTTGCCGGGGAGCGAGACGAAGCATCTTCAGAGGGATGGTCAGAGGAAACCGACACCATCTGTTGGGGCGTCATTGTTCAGAAAGCCGTTGAAAATAAATTCGAAAAACCTTCAGAGGAAAACGGTTGGATTGGATGGTCTGATTACACGCTTCTTCCGTCCACTGAAACCCCAGCCACCGACGATTTCCTGGCTGAAGTGCGGGCTCAGGGTGCCGACGAGTGCGTGCGCCAATTGGTTACATCCGATGAAGATGATTTCTCAGATGCCCCGAATATCTGCGCGATGGTAGCCCATCAGCTTCGCAAAGGAGTGCAGTCATGAGCATGATGGATTTCTCAGAAACTAAAAAGGCGATCGACGCTATCACAACCGACTGGTCTATACGTGGACCTTATCATGAAGACGACGGAAAATTTTACGCCTTGCTTCGTGGTGAGTGGGTTGGTGGCGGGTATATCGGAAAACGTAAGGCTCTTGATGCCATTCTCCAAAAGTTAACCAGCGAGGCCGCCCAATGAGCAACATCGACAAACTGAAGCCAGGCAAATATGCAGTCCTGTTTCGAAATAACTGGGATGGAGAAGGCGACATTTATGAAACGTTTGCCATTATGGGCGCCGAAGGCATCTGGCGTGACGAGGATGGGGACGAATTACTGGAATACCAGGGCGATGAAGTCCTCAGTGCTTGGCCGATGGATGATGGCAGCAATGTGCTGGCGCTGCTGGATGAGCTGGAAGCCAAAGACAAGCGCCTGAATGAGATTCTCACGCCGAACATGCTGCTTCCGGTGATTGACGATATGGATGCAGATAATCTGCGCCAAGTCATTAAGACAGCCAGCGAAAACTATTCGTTGCTGCACGCGAAATGGGAATCCGCAGAGAAGCGGATTGCTGAGCTGGAGGCGCGGGAGGTTGTACTGCCGCGTGCGCACGATGTTCACCCATTAGGGCCGCAGTCGGCGAAAATTTTTTGTGAGTTTCACCGGAGTATCGTGAACAGATGCGCCGATGAGATTCGCAAGGTTGGCGTCAAAGTCAGCATCAAGGGGAATTAGGGATATGGCTGAATTAACCAAAGAATGGCTGAAGCAAACTATCGCTGAATACGAAGCCAATCGTGATGAATTACCGTTTGGACTGGATACCAACAGTGCCATTGAGCTTCAGGCGTTCAAGTTGGCGCTGGCATCGCTCGAAGCGGAGGCTGTGGCGTACCTCACAAAATCAAGATGCATGACTGAAGTTATTACAGAGCATAGTTTTGGAGGTGATACTGCCAGCATGCACAGGTGTGCGAAACATTCAAACTGGATTCCACTGTTCACCGCCCCGCCAGCACCGGTATCTGTGATGGATGAAGCACAATCACGCGAGCTATTCGAAAAAAACTGCATGGCGAATATTGAACGCAACAAGTGGCATCCTGACCTGTACGCACACCTACCGGCCAGGGAGCAATGGGCTGCGTGGGAAGCCTGCCGCGCCGCTATGCTTCAGGGTGCCGAACCTGTAACGACGGCTTACAAGTTACCAGCCAACACGCCATGCAAGGAAGCGCCAGAGCATATCTGGCTTCAGACTGCTGGAGTATGGCCGGATAACGGCGAGTTCAGCGAGTTAACATGGTGCAGCGACAATCAGCACAAGGATGATACGCTGTATGTTCGCGCCGACGTTGTGACTGGCAACTCTCCGGTGATTCCGGATGGTTACGCTCTGGTGCCGGTTGAGCCGACCTATCAGATGTGCGAGGCGATGGGTATGCCATGGGAAAGACCGCGCTTCCCGGATCGCTATAAGGCCATGCTCGCAGCAGCACCGCAGCAGGAGGTGACTCAGGCGCTCGCAAAAGGAATGGAGCGCTACGGCGATGCCATGCAGGAGCTGGCGAAGAAGGAGGAGAAGTGATGGAAATCATCCAGGGTACATGCATCTGCGGTGAGCCAATCAGCATCGAGTTAAACTCCGATCCGAAGTCATGCGGCCGCACCGACAGGAAGAGACCGTTTTATCTTGATGAGAACGTTGAGCCAGAGGTGATAGGTCAGTTTGTTTATTCGCAGGATGGTGTAACTGTTTTTCGGTGCAGGAAATGCTCCGGCTGGATTGCTGATACCGTTCCGGAAGCTGCTTTTGAGGTGAGGAATCCTTAAAGCATTTGAATTGAATGAATTTTTACATGCTTGCCAGCTATTGTGGCCATTAATCTCAGGATGATGGTATAAAATAGGTTCACATTTGAGAGGGAAATATGATTATTCAACTTACTGATTTAAATAATAACCCAGTGTTCATAAATTCTGATCACATTATCCTGATAACCGCCCTTTGTGGAAATACCTGCATAAAGGTTACTTGTGGGGATTATTGGAATGTCAAAGAAGATGTTTTCCATGTTGTTAATACAATCAACGCCTCACAACAACAAAAGAGACTTTGATTTTCCATAATCAACCCGCCATAATCATGTCATCGGAGCCTGAACAACTCCGGTGACTTCTGCGCATTTAAGGGGACTTAAATGCGACCACAATCTGAACTCTTCACCTTGTCACAGATGCAGAAATGCACCTGCGATTTTCTGCATTCTGCGTTTGACCTCTGCGGAGGTGCCGTATGAAGCAGCAATTCCACCTCGTCAACGACGCCATCAAGCAAAACGCTATCAACTTCATCCGGGAGCTGCCGGTGGACGCCAAGCGCCCGTTGGTTCTCGATATCAAGGAAATGACGCGCACCCTCGATCAGAACAAAAAAATGTGGCCGCTGCTTAAAGACCTCTCCGACC